CCGTCACGCTGTCACGGCCCTTGATGGGGCGAATGTTTTCGGGGCTTGGCGTTCCGCTACCATCCTGCATGGGTTCCCACTTCGCCTTTACCCCCAGCGGGTATCCCGCAACGGGGTAGCACACAACAGGGTTGCCGCTTTCTTCCAGCGGCGGGCAGAGCATATCAATGATGTGCTTGCTGCTCCACGGCGCACCCTCGCTCACCGCCGCATCATCAATCTGTACGCCGTCCTTTCCGGCAGGTCCCTCCGGGCCAACCTCTCCCTGCGGCCCCTGCTCACCGCGCTCACCCTGCGGGCCAGTATCACCCTTGGGGCCAACCGGGCCAGTTTCGCCAACAGGACCCTGCGCGCCGGTATCGCCCTTCTCGCCTTGGATGCCCTGAACGCCCTGCTCACCTTGGGGGCCGCGCTCTCCGGTGTCGCCCTTCTCGCCCTGGATACCCTGCGCGCCTTGCGGCCCAACAGGCCCCTGCGGGCCGACTGGGCCGATAAACTTCCCGTTGTCGGCGTCCTCCCTCACGCTGTTGGCGACGTCCTCCGCGTTCGTGGCGCGCTGATCGGCGTCCTTTGCCGCGTCCCGGGCATCCTGCACCGCCTGCAGCACCTGCGCCGCCAGCTCGGGCGTCGGCTCGGATGCAGAGCCGACGTATATGCCCGCTTGTTCAAGGATATGATACTCCACGTTACAACTCGCCAGCTGCACGCCGGGGGCCATCCCGGCCAGCACAAGCACGCCATCCTTGGCCTCCTTCGTCACCTCGGGCGGCACGTCCATGACATCCCCATCCAGCAGGGCCACGCGCAGCGGCTCTTGCCGCCCGGGGATGTGCCACGTTGCGGTGAGATTCAGCCCGTCCCACCCGGCCCCGCGCTCAATCTTGATACTCTCCGTGCCAAAACTGGAATTAGTCCCCAGCACTAGCTTCCGCGGGGTGGGGTAGTAGTTGTCAAGTCTCAAAGTATGTACCATGCTCTACCTCCTTAACAGTACAACAGTTTCTCGGAGTTGATTACGATTGGCTCTCTCATGGTCTTGTCTCTCCTCTTAGTAGTAAATCAATGTGATCTGGCGGTTGATCACTCCGTTGCCGCTCCATGTAACGCGCACGGTGTTACCCGAAATTGTTAGACTTGCTATTTCGGAACTATTACCAGAAGCAGCGATGTTCGAAACACCGACCAATGTGCCACTGGGCAACGTGTATACCCAGTCACCATATGAAGTGGCCATAGTGATTGTCACCGCTTTCAGACTCACAGCGGTGACTTGCCCGCTCCCATCGTGGAATCCGGAGGGGATGGTTGCCACACCTCCGGGGGAGAGCGTTGCCCCCCAGCTGCCTCGGTTCGGCATTTTTCCTTCTTTGATGGTTTTACCGCCTGCGTAGTATTTCTTTCCGGTCAGCACATCGGTATCTGCGGCGGTGGCTTGTGCCAGCTTGGACGCGCTTAAACCACCGCCGCCGTTAAAATCCAGCCGCTGCCCATCAAAGGTAAACAGCACCCACCGCCCGGCAACAACGCTGTCACCGTCCGCCGCATCCGCGCCGCAATACGCAGGCACGGCCACACCGTTGACTGTCCACGTGTCGCCCGAACTCCACGCGGCGGGGACTTTAAACCGCCCCACCGCGCCCTCGCCCATCAGCGCATACACGCTGCCGCTCTTGTTACACTCATATTCCTGCACGCAGACATTTAACCCGCCACCAGACGGGTCATACTGCGCCTTTGTCATCATTGCTGTGCCACCGTGCAGTTGCGACAGCTCAGTCTTTACCTTTTCAAGCAATGCGGAAAACTGCGCCTGAATGGTGGTAGTGTCAACGCTAACCCAGTCCGTAACAAGCCCACATACATCGGGGTCAAGCCGTTCGTCCGTGATGCTATCCGCAGAAATGCGGCTTACAGCTGCTGCAACGTAAATACGCGCAAGAGAAATTTGCCGTTTTAAAGTGTTGTTTGTAAGTTCCGTGGCGGTAGGTGCATTATTCGGCGTTCCTTTTAGCACTTCAATACGCGGCTTTTCCGCATAATCCACCGTGTCCCAGCTAACAACAATCCTGTCAATACGTGGCAAAATGGCATCTGGCAACGGGATTGTCAGCTGCAACTCGCTTCCTGTCTGTTCTTTTGTATCATTCCAAAAAACTGTGCCGTCCGCTTTGTCGTTCGCCAGCCAGCCCATGCCATCTGAAACGCTTACCGTCATATCGCCGTTTGCGGTAACACTTAAATTGCCATCTGCGCCAAAAACGCCGCTGGAACGCCCATGCAGCCATTTCATAACATTTTCGGCTCCGATGTATTCATCCACGTTATTCGGAAAATTTTTGATTTCTGCCACTTTATCACCTCAAAACTGTTAAAATCGGGTCGCCAATAACCAGCATGACGCTTGATCCGTTTGCATCCTGTGAATACTTTGCCGCCGCGATTCTTGCCTTGTACTTTACACCAAGCCGCAAAGAAACGCACCAGACCAAATCGCCAACATTGTATGCCGTGCCAAGCTCGTCACCGTCAGCGTCAATCGAAAATCCGTTGCGGTTCAGGTGACTGCCCAACTGTAAAGCGGCGTACTGTTTTACGCGTCTCTCAAAATCTGCGTTGCTCTCCTCATCCTGCTGGCTGTCGCCGCTGAAACTTGCCCACAGTTCGCGCCGTTCCGCATCGCTGGCAGTTCCAGCCTGCACTACAAATTTCGTACCGTCTTTGTACTGTGCTTCACAGTAGCACACGTTTTTGTATTCAGAAATGTCCTTGTCAACTACCAGCCCGGGCGCTGTTCCGCGTTCCTGCACAAACAGCACGGCGTCTAATCCCTCTGTGCGGTCAACACCCTTATACAATTCAAACGTTTCTGTTTTGGCTCTGTAGTCCAAAACCATCCTGTTCCCAATCCCGGCATCTGTCAAAATCGGTTGTATGCAGTTTAACAGTTCATCCCCGTACACCTCTGTTGCCGCCACGGTTTCTGTCAAGCCTTTTTTCTCTGCCAGCAGTATAGGAAGCCCGCGCAGGTTGGCAGTAATAACGCTGTATACATCCGTTTCCACGTTGGCAATACTGGCAGTTTCCGCAACAACACGCCGGTTCAGTTTGTTGTTCAGGCTGTACCCGTTCAACGTGATTTCGCTGTTATCGCAATCGAACTGTATTTCTTCCACCGTATACGCAAGTCTCTGCTCTACAATGTACAAAACAGCATCCAGCTCCACTATCCCAATGTTGTACTCATCCATCGGCAAAACAACCGTAAATTTTCCCACATCGTTATAGTAGTCGCTGAACTCGCTGCTGATAGCGTGCGTGATTTCGTGTCGGTTACTAAGGTCATGGGAGAACAGCTCTAATCTCATATTACCGTTACACCCGCACTTTCTTCCGCAAACGAAACGCTCATTTCAACGTTTTCAAGCCCACTGTCCGCAGTAGGCTTCCACGCATTATCGCCCGTATGAATTCTGTACAGTGTGCTTTCAAGCGTAAGCGCGCCCCGGCAGTCGCCGTCCTTAGAGCTTGTGACCGTTGTCTTTCCGTGCGATGTCTTAATAACGACACGCTCATCTTCCACAAGCGTTTTTTCCAGCCGCAGAACTTCACCTGTCAGCATGTTTTCAATGCCTACGTTTGTTGCCGTCTCGCCAATGCAATTGATTTCCAGCCTAAACGGCACATCAAACTGCCCAAAATTCTGCAAAACAATGTATTTCAGCACAATGACTTTGCCGAAATAATACGTTTTGCTGATATTCCATGGAAATTTAAAACCTTTTTGCACGCCGCGCAGCTGCATTGACTTTCGTTCGCCGCTTTCCCAATACGGGTAGGGGGCAAGCAAGCCAAGCTGAAACGGCGCACCGCGTTTTGATGCGCCAATGGTAGGCGATGCCGTTACAATAACGTCTATGTGCCAGTCTCCGGCATATAACACCCCGGTCAGGTCAGGTCGTACAACAGTCATAAGCGCATCTTTCAGCGCTTGTGCATTGTCGCCGATAACTTTACCATTGATGGTAATAGGCCGCGTCTGAATGGCCTTAGATTGCACAGTAGCACCTACTTGACCGATGCCCTGCGCCGTGTTGGCAGTGACAGAAATTGTATCAATGCCATCCGGCTTGCTGATAAGATAACCATGCGCGTAGTCAAACACGATAGACTGCCCCAGCAAGTTGACGTACTTGAAAGTCTTGCTTAAAAAACTCATAACGCCCACCTCGCCCGCTGGAAATACGCCGCTGTGCTTGCTGCCAGTTCAACCGGTGTCTGCTTTGCTGCGTAAATTGTCTGATTAACTGTAAAGCCGCCCCCGCCGCTATTGCCGCGCCGGTATTCGTCCGCTTCATCGGCAGTCAGCACCATCTCGCCGCGATGCAGATTAGCAACATAGTTGTTATACGGAACATAATCAAGTCCGCCTGCACGGCCACCGGTTGTGCCACTACTGTTGACATCCACATTAACAGATCTGTTTCCAAACAGACTGTCCCACAAACCATTGAACCAGCTGACAAGGCTGTCCCAAGCTGCCGAAATGCCGTCAATAATGCCATCAATGACCGCGTTGCCCATCTGCATTGCGCCTTCTACAATGTCCGGCAAATGCTCTATAAAGTAGGTCAGCAGGGTCTCCACGATAGATGCAGCGGCAAGCATAATGTCCGGCAAGTGTTCCGAAACGCCCTCTACAAACGCAATCAGCATTTGTCCGGCAGTGTCGAGCATCTGCGGCAAGTTCTCATTTAGCTTTGAAACCAGCGTCAAGACGATTTGCAATGCAGATTGTGCAACGGTTGGCAGCATTTGATAGATGCCGTTTCCCAGCACGGTTATAATCTGAATTGCCGAATCAATAAGTTGCGCCGCGTTGGTGCTGATTCCCGTAACAAGCGTCTGCACGATGTTCACGGCAGACTGTGCCAGCTGCGGCAGAACGGTTTCAATCAAGCTCGGCAACTCTGCCATGATGGGAGGGACAAGGCTCTCTATCAGCTTAGCAGCTCCGTTCAGGGCGGCTTCTATTCGGGGAAGGATGTTACTTGCCGCTGTAGTTGCGCTATCCACAAAGTTGCTGATAAGCTGCTCAAAATTAGCATTATCATCGGCAATTCCAGTTACAAGGTTTGACCATGCGGATTTTGTAGCGTTCACACTTCCTTGAATCGTTGTGGATGCTTCTTTAGAGGTCGTACCAGTAATGCCCATTGCGTTTTGAACATCATGAATCGCGCTTACAACGTCCGCATAGCTGTCAATGCTGTATTTGGTATAGTTTCCCTGCGCGGCGTTCAGCTTGTTTGCGTCATCAAGTAGACGCTGCATTTCCTGTTTTGTTCCGCCATAGCCGAGTTTTAGGTTGTCCAGCATTGTGTAATTCTGCTTGCTAAAGCCATTATAAGCATTCTGGATGCTCTCCATGTCCGTGCCCATTTTGTTGGCATTGTCGGACATGTCACCAATGGCAGTATTGGCAAGCTCTGCCGCCTGTTCCGTATCGCCCCCCAGACTAGACACAAGCGCTGCTGCAAATGTAGTTGCCGTGTTCATGTACTCGTTTGCCGAAAGCCCAGCCGTTTTGTACGCATCGGCTGCATACTGCTGAACTTTATCGGCGCTAGTTTTATACAGCGTTTCAACGCCGCCTACAAGCTGCTCGTAATCTGCATAACTGTTAATTGCAAGTCCTGTCAACGCCGAAATTGCTGTTGCGCCTGCCGTAGTAGCGGCAACGGATACTTTCGCAACGTTCGTAGCAACGTTAAAGATGCCTTTTCCAACTGTTGAAGCGGCTGAACCAACCTTTCCGAACAGTCCCGTTAATCCGCTTGCGCTGCTTTTCGCATTTTTCAAACCTTTCTCGTATTCGCTGGAATCCAGCGTGATTTTTGCGAAAAGGTCAAATACGTCCACTTAATCGCTCACCTCCTGCCGTTCTTTTGTTTTCAACCCATGCCGCGCCGCAAAGTCTTTGAAATCCGCCTGCACCTGTTCCGGTGTCCGCGCATCCACTTTGGGCGGGTGGATAATGTCAATATATCTCGCTGGCCTGTCCTTTACGCCTGTCACAGCAACCACAAGGCTCAACGCACTGTCTGTCATGTACACCTTGTACAGCTGCTCTTCAAAATCAGCTTTTAAAGCGTAAGGCAGCGCCGACACAAGCGCCTTTGCGCTCAGTTTCGGCATTTGAAGCAGTACAGGGATTACTTGTTCTGCCCGCCACCGAGATGCGATTTGAAAAAATCAACAAACCCTTTATCGTTCACAAGGTCGTAAACTTGTTTGCAGGTGATAAGGAAATTCTGTTTGCCGATTTCTTCCAGCGTCAAACCGTTGAACTGGGCAAGGATTGCGTATACATCCTCGCGGTGCTGCTTCAACGCAATGTCCAGCAGCTTAACAATTTTCGCAAGGCCAAAACGCTGCATTGCCATACGGGTCGTTTCGCCCTTCGGCATAGCTTTCTGCATCTCTTTCACAAGCGCTTCATCATCGATCAGGTTTGTGATGGGCTGCGCGATTTGCAAAACGACTTCCAGCGCTTCGTCAGTGCTAAGTTCAGAAAAAATCCGCATTATGCTTCATCCTCTCCGGCCTTGATATACACCTCACACGGCACAGTGTCCTGCGCGGTAATGGAGTAGTGCGCCGTGTATTCAAAACTCATCTGGCCTTTTTCCTTGTCGCCCGTCTGCAAGCTGAAACCGCCGGTAGACAGCGTATTCATCATGTGAATGGCGCAGAAACCGCCGTTTGTAGTGCCGTGCTTGTCAGAGTAATCGCACAGCAGCCACAAATCGGTAAAGTCGCTGTCTTTCAAATCATTGCGCGGCGTGATTTTGGAAACCTTGGAAGTAGTCGTAACATCCGCAGCGCCAAGCATGCTTTTGGCATTTTCTGCCGATGCCGAAACATAAGTGCCACTGCACTTGACTTCCCAGGATTCAATCTGCTTCAGCTCTTTCATGTTCTTAGGACAGTTGTCGATGTCCTCGCCGAAGTCGGTAAAGCTTGGCACAGCCGTAAAGTTGATGCCGCCAGTCGTGGCGCCCAGCAGCGCACTTTCTTCCGGCGCAGTACCGGCAGTCGGGTCAAACGTAGTTGCAAGATAGCCTGCGTTCAAGACCAGTTCCTTAAACGCAGATTCAGGAATACGAGTAAATTTCATGCTTTCACCTCAATTTGGGCATAAAAATTCGGCGGTCACGTTGATGTACCGCCGTTTTAGGTTTTTGTCTGTGTCATCTGCTAGCGATTGGCAGAACGGGGAGCCGCGTTTTAACCAAATCAAGCCGCCATCTACCGGCAGCGTCACGCCGCCAATGCCCAGCGCGTCAGAAAGCTCAAGCGCCTTTGCATTGGGCACTGCTTCGCTCGTGGTATGGAACCACATGTTGACCGTCAGCGATACCGCCCCGCCGCCCCATGCGTCAAACACGGCATCATAGGTCAGGTATGGGAGTACAGCGTCATCCGGCACGGCGTTGCTTGCGTAAGCGGTCATAAACCGCCCAAAAAACTGCTGTAATGCAGCGCCCTTTGTCATGTAGGCAATCCCTCCCGCAGTCTTTCAGCCGTAAAACTTTTTAAGCGATTCAGCATCTGGGAAGCACTTGCAGGGGCTTGCTTTTCTTCCGGGCGGCTCGTGACCCGGAAATATGCCCCGGTAGTCAAGTCCTTGTACACGCTGCCGTACTCAATAGGCACATCTTTACGCACAATTCCGGTATATACGCTGGTCACGCCCTGCGCTTCGGCCTGCCGTGCTTCAAGGCTGCTGTCCAGTGCAACATAATTCGCAAACTCTGCGCCCTCTCTCCACTCGGTAGCATAGCCTCCTTCTCCGTCAGGCTTTGTCAGCTTGTCCATGATGATGCAGCTATGCGAAAAATCATCAAGCAAGCTCATAATGATACCTCACATCGCCATTTGGCTCTCTATCTGCAACGACGCGAGCATTGCTTGCGTTCACAAACATTTCGACGATTTTTAAGCATCCCTCAGCTGTAGATTTGTCAATGTTCATGCTAAGATTTACAGTAACATCGACACCGAGTTTGTCTGTTCTCATTACAGTTTCCTCCACTTGTTCAGCCGTGATGCAAATACACCCTGCCAGCCCGTCACAGAGCCGCCAGAATTGCCGTTTGCGCTCGATTTAGTGTAACTATACCCCGCAAAGCTCTCACTCTGGAATGGGCTGTTTGCGGCGTTCTCATACTGCGTTCGCCACGCCTTGATTTCTTCTTCAAGGCGCAGAAATTCGGCAGGAACGGCCATGGCCCAAATAGCCCCGTCAAAGGTCTCATCCCTAAGCGCACAGTCTCCGTACTGGTAAACGCCGTCGTTCAGAACGCTGCCCACAACGCGGAAATACTGTCCGGCACGCAAAAAAGGGAGCGCAATGCTCCCGCCCTTGATGCTGAACTCGCCCAGATGGACGCCATTCTGTGTGACAAACCAGTTCCGGCACTCCCTCATCAATTCTTCAAGCATTGCACTCCCTCTTTTTTACTGTTCTGCCTTGACAGTTTTTGCGCTCCGGGTTTCTGCGCTCCGGGTTTCTGCGCTCCGGGTTTCTGCGGGCGTAATGGTGGCAACGGCGATGCCGTCAAGGTATTCGGCCCACAGCTTCATGCCCATAAGAGCGTACATATCGCCAGTTGCGCGGCTGTAGTCGCCGTCAACATGAACACCAATCAGGTTGGTTTCGCCCTCGACGGTATAGTTCAGGCCCAGCTTGGCGAAATCGCTGTCGGCGGGGTCGATGTAGTACAGGTCGATGTTCTCCACAGGGACGGCAATGACCTTGTTCTTTGCAATGTACTTTTCGGGCAGCAGGAACAGTGTGGAATAACCCATGAAATTCTGGACATAGGTCAGGCCGAAGGCGGTCTGCGTGGTGATTTCCTTGTCGCCCAGATAGCCGTAGAAGTCCAGAATGTTGGCAAAGCCGACAACCTCGGTAACATCACGATCCATGCTGGCGAACTTGTCCAGCACGTTGCCCTTTGCCAGAGCAAGACCCTGCTGCCAAGTGGTAGCAGCTACAGCCAGAGAGCCAGTGTTCAGGAAGGTGTAGAAGTCGCCCAGAACCTTGTTCTGCAGGGCGACAAGGAACGCCTCGTCGGTCTTTTCAACGGCAACATCTGCGCCGTACTTGGCGACTGCCTCAACGGATACGCTCTTAGCATACTTGGCAATCTCAATGTCGCCGTAGGTTTTGGGCTCGACCTTCATCTTGGTCAGCGGAATCTCATCGCCTTCGGCAACGGACGTACCGCCAGCCAGAGTCCCGTCAACAGCGGCCTCATAGGAGACCAGCTTTGTGCCGGGGGCCTTGCGGATGGGGCGCATAATGCCCATGATGGTGCGCAGCGCGTCCCAGTTCTTGCCAAAGCGGGTGACAAAGTCAACCTCGCGGGCGTTGACAGTAATCTGGGCAGCGGTAGTCAGGTTAGTTTTTGCAGCCATATATTGGCTCCTTTCTGTTAATCGTCAGATTCGTTTTGCATGAGGTTCACAAGCGCAGCCTGACGCTCTGCGGTGGACAGTACATAGCGGCCCTTGTCGTCCGTCTTGTAGATGTCCTCCCGCGTCAGGGCCTTGCCGCCATTGTTGGCAGGGGGAGTAGACGTGTCTGCGCCTTTTGTGCTGCTCTTGGTGATGTACTCGCCATAATCGGTCTTGAGGCTCTTTTCAAGCGCAGCTGCGTCTTTGATAGCGCCCTTGCCATCCAATTCCAGTTTGTCAAGTAGGCCGTCTCCCTTTGCAAGGCGTGCGACAGAGGAAATCCGTTTTTCAGAAATGCCGATTTTCAGCAGGACGTCGGACAGCGCCTTTTCTTTGGCAGCCGTTGTTTTCTCAGCGTCTACGTTGGCCTTGTAGTCCCCGAAAGCCTTGTGCTCTGCTTCATACTTAGCCTTGTAGCCGCCGTCGCCCTGCGCTTTCAGGTCGTCCAACTCCTTCTGAACGCCCGGCAGCTTTTCTGCATCGGCTTTATACCGCGTGACGTCGTCCTTCAGCGGGTCAACAACGCCCAGATGGAGCGCCACCAGCTGATTTTCAATTTCGTCAGTGCAGCTTTCGCCAATAATTTTACGGATTTCAGCGCGTGTAAATTTTGCCATGGGGGTTCTCTCCTTTTCTTCGGTGGCGGTTCTTCGCCATTTGAGTTTTATTTATTCAAAACAGCAGTGCTTCGCTGTTTTTGCGTATAAAAATAGCAACCGCCGAGAAAGTCTCGGTAGTTGCTAGGTAAACTTGCCTTTTACGGTTTCACTTCAACGCTGGGCAGCACATTTGTGTGGAAATACAGCTTGTAATGGTACGGGTCTGTGTGTGTTCCTGTAATGTCTTCGACAACATACATAGTGTAGCTGTTTAGGTAGATGTAATTTTTCCTGTAAGTATCGGGGCCAACCTTTACAGTGCAGACAAGCTCGTTGCTGGAATTGTTGGAGATAGACATATATCCCTCGGCTTCCATAATGACCTTGTCTGTTCTGGCGTTGTATACTGTGATTTTTCGTTCGCTCTCAAAGTAATCGGCCTGTTTAGAAATATTGGAGTTTGCTCTATCGGCTTCGGAGCAGCCGCACAAAAGCAAAACTGAGGCCATAATTGCGATTGCGATATAAAGAATCTTTTTCATGTGTTTTCCTTCCAATAAAAAGAGCCGAGAGGCTTATTTGCCTTTCAGCTCTTGTTCGATAATTCTATTATACTGCGCGGCATGGTCTGCCACTGCGGGCTTGATGTACGGTTTTGCGCGTTGGCCGTGGGTCAGATGCCAATCGCCTTTTGCATCTTGGTACACCCACGGTGTTTGTCTTCCGCCCGGATAGTAAATGCCAGTACCGCACTCAACATACACGCCGTATTTACTGTTTGTGCCAACGTAGGCGGCGCGTTCGCCGTTGTCTGTCACAGTGTGTGTAATGCTGTTGCGTAGGTTTCCTGTATCAACAGGGCATAGCTTTTTAGCGTATCCCTCTGCTACCAGCCCGCATTTTTCTAACGCCCGCTGGCAAGCCGCTTCAAGCTCTTTGTAAACTTCAGCGCTGTGGTCTTCAAGTGTGATTTTCATCGTTTTCTAAGCGCATAACAACGCTATATTCATCCATAATATTGCATACCAGCGTTTTCCCAGTTCGAAGATTTTCGATGTCATCTTCTGTAATAATTACATCATCATATCCAAACATAGATATGTGCTTTTTTGCTTCATCATCTGTGTCGTAAGCTGTAAACTTTTCACTTGATGTATCCCCTAAAAATCTTTTTATTGGATTCATGACTCTTACCTCCTACTTTTTAAGTGGGATTCTCATCGCTCAATTCTCGCTTCACCGTTCTTGTCCTTAACGATTTCATCTTTGTAAAATTCATCGTAAGACTGTACGGCTTTAGTAGGTGCTTTTTTTGTCAGCTTGTAACAAAATTCCGCTTCGTCGAAATAGTACCAATCCTTATTTTTCATAAAATATGGTTCGGTTTTCATTTTACAAGCCCCTTTCTTTCAAGCCAGACCAGCATAGCCTTGCCAAGCTCGTTAGGCTCACCAAGCTGGCTGTTTGCAAATACCTCTGCAAAAAACTCTGCATAATTTGTTTTTCCATACCGAGAAATATTATCTCCCAATTTGAAGTTTATATTAGCTTCTTTTGCAATGTCAAGTATTTCTGCGCAACATTTTTTCTCAGTTTCACTTTGTATCTTATAATACTGCTTAAATACTGCCTTTGGAGTCTTTTTTGTGTAATCAATGGATTTTTCCAGTTTATCTAGACCGTATTCTTCCATTGCCTTTTTAATGATAGTATTCTCAAGCATATGCCCATACTCATGGGTAACGCTATAAATAGCGGCATTTTCTTTTTGTGCTGGCATTGCCCAGTTTCTTTCAATTTCACCTAATGTTGTGGATACCATATCTTTGTAACTATGGTAAGCACCAGGGCACAAAGACAAGTTTTGATTTGTAGGGTCTTTCAGTGTACCTCTTACATAAGCAACCGTGTCTTTGCCGCTTGACACAGAACAAATGGAACCTGTAGACTGGCCTACCGCTCCGAATTTCTGCTCAAGCGCATAAAGCTGTTTTGTATTTTCTACCGCAAGTCGTTCATCAACGTTTCTGATAAACGAATCTTCAACCATGTTAAATCCGATTTTGTTCAGCAACGCATCTTTTGCTTCTGCCATCGTGGAAATATCCAGCACGTCAGGCGGTTTGGCTTTCTTCCACCCCGCCCATTCCGCATAGGTCATATCTTCCACAAGCACAGATTCCCCTGTTTCCGGGTCAATAGCGCGTCTTCCGCCGCTGCTTGTATCCTCGCCATCAACCTCCGCAATCTGGGTGCATCGGCAGTTATACACAAGATAACCCGGTGCGGAACTGTCTCCCGGATACATAAGCTCGTAACCGTCAACCTTAAACGGCTTGTCTACGTCTACTGTCTGCCCGTCAAGCATTGCATGGGCGTGGCGTGTGCGGTTGTCTAGCGTTGCCAGCCATTGCTTTTTCAGCTTTATGCCCATGTCCTGCGCGGCGCGGTAAGTATTTAGGCGTCCCGCGTTCTGTGCCCCTGTGACCGCCGTTCGCGCCGTTCTGATAGCGCTCGTGCGGTTCATGTTCTGCATACGGCTTTGCAGGTCGTTTGCCATTCTTGGAATGCTTTTGCCTTGCAAAATGGAGCTTGTGACGCTGGCTGTGATTTGCTGTTTGCCGTATTTCAGGTCAATGCCGCGCTGCAATGCACGCTGCGGTGGATAATACGGCATAAGGTCAGGCTGTTCAACGACCAACCGTCTGACCGTCTGTTCATCCCACAGCGTAAAGTCTGCGCTGTCTGAAACCTGCTCAATCTTGTATGCGGCATAGTTGCGATTGAGCGTGTAAATGCCCGGCGTGGCGTCATTGACGTATGCCACAGCCGTTTCGTTGGCGTTGGTGTATCTTTCTGCCACCTTGTCCCGCAGCGCCGTAAAACGCTTGCCTCTGCCCATCTGCACAAGCCGCCATTGCTTGTACTGCTGGTCTGTAATTTCGCCTGCATCCAGCTTTTCTTTCATGGCTGCGTCTCGCTTTTCGAACTGCTCAAAGTAAGCGTTTACCGTGTCTGACAGTTCGTCTGCTGCCTGTTGGTATATAGCAGAAATGCGACGCTCAAGCTGTGCAAGCTCGGCGTCGGTCATTCTGTGGGCATAATCAGGTTTCGCCATTGCCGTTCATTCCTTCTCCCGGCTGGTTCTGCGGCTCGTTAGGTGGCTGGTTGGTAATTGTACGGTCTACCTCCTCTGCCGCCTTTCGCTTCATCAAATCCTCGTACTGGTCTGCGTCACCGAGAATGGTCAGCAGCTTTTTTGTGATGTATTCATCATCGTAGTATTCCGCGCCCAGCATCACGGTCTGCGTCTCTTCCTGCTTGTTGATAATCTGGTTGCGCGTGTATGTTGGCTCGTCATCAATCCCGGCAACCGCCAAAATGCCCTTGATGCAGCGCGTCACGCAGCTTTCAAACTTGTCCGTTTTCAGGTCGAGTGGCACATAACTGGCCTTGATAGCCGTTGCAGTTTGGTTGCCAGCGCTGACAGCCGCAGAATCAAAGGCCTGAAAGTCCTCGTATAGCTTTTTTGTGAGCATATCAATAGTCGCCTGCGTGCCTTGGAACGGAGCTTCGATGCTCTGTGGCGTGGCCTTCGCGCCCTCGTCACCGTCAGCGTGGGCGACATGGGTCGTTTTAAGACGCTCTATGAACCTTGTGTCGTCCTGCTCGTCCATGCCTCCGCAGTTGGTCAGAACCCAGAAAATCAGGTTGCCTTCGTCAACGTTGTTTACCATGTTGGAGCTTGCAAGGTCGAGCGCGTCAATGGTATTCTGTCGCCCCTGTAGCTCGCTGTGGGCCTGCTCGCCGTTTTTCAGCGGGATAATGGGAAATCCCGGATAGTTCTCACCGTCATAAATTTCTGTGCCGTCTGCCTCGCTGGTACGCAGCTTCAGTTTATAGGCGCGTTTCGGCTTGAGAATCGCCATATCATCGCTTTTGGGCTTTAGATACTCTGTGTAACCGTCAAGCTCGTACAGCGTGGCGCGCAGCGGCTTATTGTCTGCCACCTGCCAAAAACGGATTCCGGCTTTAATGGAGCCATCTTCCTCGTCATACAGTGGAACAAATTCCTCTGCTGCGAACACCTGCACATGGTCGAGATTCCAGAACACGAAAGACTGCCCGTCAATCAAAGCATGGCGGGCAGCGTCCATAATATCTTCATCAAACGTCGCACCCAGCGCCTTTTTTGTCTCCGGCTCCTGAAATGAAACGCCGTTGCCAAGCAAATACGAAACTTCTTGGTCTACGACCAAGCCAAAAAACTTGCTTGCGATTTTGTGATTTGCCGTGTACATGTCACGGTGCGCCTTGCCCTGCATGTCGTAGATGATTTTCTCGTATTTGTTGATTGTAGGGTTTTCTCCGTGGTAATACTTGTTTGCGTTTGCTGCAAGGCGTGTGCTATGGTCGGCCTTATACTCATTGATTGCGCCCAGTATGAAACTCATGCGGGCCTTTTCGTCCTCGCCAACCGCTACAAAATCTTGGTATGTTTTCACGTCTTCTCACCGCCTTTACACGAAAATGCTCTTGTATCTGGTTTCGGCGGTGTCTCCCGCCTTGTTCGCTGTGCTTTCCATCGCGTACCGCACCGCATCAATGTGATGGTTGTTCAAATCCGGGTAGCCTTCCAGCACTTCTCCCGTCTTGCCGTCCCGCTCGTATTCATACTCGCTAAATTCCTTTGCTGTGTCCGGGCAACGTTCAGGGTCAATGACAATAGCTTCCAGCATTTGCAACCATTTTGTGCCATACCGAACCGATTTCGGCCCCTTGCGGGCTGGGAACGTCTTTACGCCGTACTTGTTATAGTCCGCAATAGATTTTGGCTCGGCGCTATCCGCGCAGACTTTATCCTCACGCGTCAGCCCTCTATCCAAAAGCAGTTGCGCAGTGTCCCTGTTGCTGGTTCTACGCCGTGTCAGTTCATCGAAGATGTACAGCGTGCGCCGCGCTGCGTCATAGTGCATTGCATTGTATGCCCATGGGTCAGGATACCAGCCCCAGTCAACGCCGCGCTTGATTCTGTCGAATGTTTTCACCTGCTCGTCTGTGATTGGTTGAATTTTCAGGTTTTCGAATACCGCTGTGCCGCTGCCGACAACCTCGCCCAGATACTCGTGTCGGTAGGCCGTTTCGTTTGTGCGCTGCAAATATTCAGCATCGGCCAGAAACCGCTCTCCGAGCCATTCTGCGGGCGTTGTTTTGTAGGTGGAATGATGTACTAGCTTTCCCTTGCGGGGCTGCAAAGCGTAGCCGTTCGCCCAGTTGCGGGCCATTGCAGGCGGGTTGAAACTCTTGAATGTAATTGACCAGTTACCGCCACGCAAGCACGACTGCTCAACATTACGTATCTGCTCTGCGCCGTCAAATTGGTCTAGCTCCTCAAACCAAGCAATCCCGATATAGCCAAACGGCATCTTCACCGATTTGACCTTGCCTGGGTCATCTACGCCGAAAAAAAGCACCTTTTGCCCAGTTGGCAAATAGGTGCATTCCATAGGGGAGACTGTGCAGCGAAAATGGTCGTGCAGACCAAGCTCATTGATTGCCCATACTATTTGCGCATAAACGCTTGTGCGCAGTGTGTTTCCGACCTTGCGGAACACTGCCGCGTGGCATTGCGGATGCTTAATAAGCTGCAAAATCAGCTCTATGCTGATATAGCTGGATTTTGTACTTCCGCGCCCGCCCTTTGCGACAAGCTCTTTTACATTGCCCGCCTTGATTTGGCGGTGAACATCTGCAAAGCAAGGGGAGACCATAGCCGACAATCTGTTACAAGTCATCTATGATTTGCACCCCGCTATCTTCTTTCTGTTCCGGCGTATCGCTCTGCCCCAAATACTGTTTGCCGAGCCAAATTGCCATATTTGCGTTTTTTTGGGCAAGGGCAAATTGATACCGACGCAGAGAGCATTTTCCCTTTCCTCGCTTTTGCTTAAAAACTACGGAAAAACTATCCTTGTATGTCCTTTTGCACCACGCATCAATCGTTTTGTCCGTTACGCCAAAGAAATCGCATATATCTTCTTTTGTACACTGTAACCCGCATAGGTTTTCAAAGTGGTTTTGATCGATCTCTTTTCTCGGGCGTCCTGTTTTTGCCATAAACGCCCTCCTTTTTCTTTTGGCGTTGGATGAATTTCTGCATATCCATTTTTAAGTACGGGCTGTCTGTATTTGCGATTATTTTTCGCGCTTCCTCAATTGTCATTCACCAGCACCGCCTTTTCGCCAGTGAATTTTTCCCATCGTTTGATAATGACATCGCAATACTTTGGGTCAATTTCCATCATGTAACAAGTGCGGTCTAACTGTTCACAAGCGATAAGGGTCGACCCGCTACCTCCGAACAAATCCAAAATGTTATTTTTCCCATAAAGTTGAATATACTTTGCACATAGTTCTACGGGCTTTGAATAACTCAACTCGTTATCGTTGTCTTTCTTGCCAATATAACACTTTGAGTATGTTTCTTTCGGCAATCCCTTATTTGGGTCTTGCTTTCCAATAATTGCAATATATTCGCAGCCTGTCATCATGTGCCCTTTGTAATTAGGCACGGTGCAAAGTTTCTTGTAAAAACACAAATCATAGGGCTGATTGTTTGTTTCTGCAAGTTCGATGTATTTCTTGATTAAAGGCTTGTTATGGCAATAAATATTTGTTTCGCTTTGAAGGATAAGCATGGACGGGTCAAATGTATCAACTCCGTTTTGCTTGATTTGTTTCATGCTGTTTGCTTTTTTGAGTATTCCACCACCCTGTGTTTCCAACTGATACGGAGGGTCTGTAAATGTCAATTCGCATTTGGCTCCATCAAGCAATTTATCAATATCAACCTGTGCAAGAGAACTTCCACACATTAGCCTATGTCTGCCAAGTTGCCAAATATCGCCCAGCTTTGCCATCGGCTCTGCATCTTTGTCAACTTCTGGTGCTTCGTCCTCAACAACTTCTTCCGTTGAGTTTTCTGGCAAACCCCAATCAAAATCAAACGCCGACAAATCCAGCTCTGGCAGTTCATCCTTCAGCAGGTCGAAGTCCCAGTCGCTCTCATTGCTCTTGTTATCCACCAGCCGCAGAGCGTTCACCTGTTCCGGTGTTAAATCATCTACGCAGACACACGGTACTTCTTTGATTCCCAGCTTTTTTGCAGCCAATGCGCGGCAATGCCCAATCACAATAATGTTGTTTTTGTCCACAACAACCGGCTGCACAAACCCATATTGCTTGATGCTTTCGGCAACATTTTTGATTTGCCTTGCATCGTGCTTTTTTGCGTTTTTTGAGTATGGCTGGATTTCTTCAAGCGATTTCATAACAACTTGCATAACTTCCTCCTTTATGCAACACAAAAAGCCCACACAATTTGTGTAGGCTTATATCCCCCAAAACCCCTTTGCGCCGGAGGAAAAGCGCGTTCCCGCCCTGTCGGTGTATGCTGTGCCGACCTCACCCGTTGCGGGGAGCAAATCCGCAACGCTTTTTGATTTCCTCTATTTATATCCCGCGTAGGAAATCACAACGCAACGTCCAACCCGTTTTATATCCCGTCTGCTGGTTTACGGTTTCTGCTTTGATAAATGCTTTTCGGCGATGCGTAACTGCGTCAGTAACGGAGTCCGCACAAGCAGATGCCGGGCAGATTTTTTCAGGCTCTCGAAGTCCCGTTGCGGTCTGCCATCGCGCCGCGCTCCTGATCGGCTTGCCGCTTTGCTTACAGCGTTCAGGTTATCTATCGCGTTTTGCCTGCGCCGGGCTTTCACCGGTGGGAGCGACCCAGCATGTGCCCTCAGCCGGACTTGAACCGGCACACCAAGGCTCTTGCCATTGAGCTACAAGGGCATGTGCGGCTTGCCGTTTGCACGACCATTGTCATCATTTGTTAGGTATACCGCGCACTCTCACACAGACAGGTTGCTACCCTGCCCTCTGGTACTGCACATAGGCCTTGCACCTTTGCCACGCCGTTGCTTCGGAACGCGGCTCCCTTATTCTTTGTGGATAGAATCGGCTATGCAGCATATAAAATGCCGGTCTTTCCCGGCTGCCAGCTATGAATAGGAGAATTTAAATGGTAAAGAAAAGAGATTTTAGCTATGCCGTAGGCTGTCCCGTTCCTACATCATCCAGCATATCTATAATAGCAGGTTAAAAGTGAACTGGAGTGCACAGATTTTCAATTGCAGCGCGGTGTAATTTCTTTGCCCATCGCTCGGAAATATTTAGATTTATCGCAATTTTCCACCAATACGGGGTTCCGACAATATACCGCTCCCGCAGAACGTCCCGCTGCATTTGGTCTTGAACAGAGTTTATTGCGGTTTCGATTTCTTCCCTTTGCATTTCGGTTTCAATAATCTGCTTGTATAGAGCTTCCTGACGCTCCATGATTCTGCAAACGGCATCCTCGATTTTATTTTTACCGCAAGCAGACACCACCACGGGGGATAATGCTTTCGTGGTCGCTGTTGCCCGCTCACGTTCGCTCTGTATCTGCTGACGCAGCTGCCGTTCATGATTCCTGCTTCGTTGGTATCTCCATAGCCACGCTTTCTTTTGGTTGAATTCTTCTCTGGTCATTGTATCTCCTCTCTTCCAGTTTCATGCAGCGCGGCAGCGTGCAAATATCGCCATTCTTCCACTCGCACGTCGCGCAAAGATGTTCGCGAGCGTATTCATCAACTAGTTGCTGTTTTGTCATTGGGTCACCTCCTGGGGTAGAATTCATTTTAGAAGCCTCATTATGATTCTATAACATGCAATGCCGCTTCGGGTTACGACAAGTAGCGGCCAGAAAATAAGGACAATAACGTTGTCTGCGCCGTCTACGGTGTCCATTCGGTCTGTGCGGTTGATGTACAGGACGGCGAGCAGGCCGCACAGGTCGTAAACGCAGACGGCGGCGATAACAAGGATAATGGTCATTGGGTCACCTCCGGGGGTTCGGGGAGCGGCATCCAGTAGGTGACATAACCAAGTCTCTTACAATAAGAGTTCCAATGCCAACCAACAATTCCGTTCTTTCTTCTCTCTGTTTCTCTCCACGCAATCGAAATAAAGCAGTCGTTGGAATACACAAGAACGTCATCAAAGGTATCCGGCAGTCTGTCTTTAACGCTTATCCAGTCACTCATCTGCGCTCACCATCCTTTTGCCGCATTCTGGGCAAAAATTATAAGCAGCGAAAGAAATTGCATTACAGGCTGAACATACAACATTTGTGCTCCCTGCGCTATCTCTTATCCAATGCGCAGTGGGCCGCAGGGTTTCCGGGTCGATAGTCGGTGTATCGTCCACCAATCCGCGCCCATACTCTGCGCCGCTCTTATATGCTTGGTACTCGCCACCCTCATAAGCGCACCCGATCATATCAGATAGTTGCGGTACTTTATCTGCGTCAATCAGCCGCATGGTTATCCCTCACTTTCTCAAAATAGAATTTAATCGCTTTCGGATTTTCCAGCACATTTCCATACACCACGCCGATCTTGTAGATGTAGTTCTCTTGCAGCTTTCGCGGGATCTCTGCAATGTACTTTCTGAATGTTTCAAGGTCGTGGGCGCGCTTGTAGTGATTACACATGCGGCAGGACGGCATAAGGTTTTCAATGTCATCTGTGCCAGAATCCTCTGGGTTCCACGCCCTCTGCGGCTTGAAGTGGTCTACCTGCATATCATTGTAGGCAATGTGGCGGCCACAGTAAGCGCAATGACCGTCAAATTTCTTGTACACCGCAACGCGGGTCTTTTTGTTGATTGACATTTGTTATCTCTCTTTCCATTTTTAACGCTTCTTCGCGCAATTCACCAAACCCATATTCATCATCCCATCTCATGCGGGAAACAATCGTGTCGCAAGTCTTGCACAAATAATAAGACTCGGTAGTTCCGCCGTCTGCGTAGGCTATCGATGCCATTCTTGCAGGCGATAAAATGTTTCTACCACAGCCAAAACAGATGTGCGATTTTCTGGTCGTTACATATTTATGTCTTAAAATAGTGCTCATTCTGATACCTCCTTGTTCCAGTAGTCGTCACGGCACCTATCACAACGGCAAGTGATACTCAAATAACCGTACTTGGCGCATCGTAATGGTTTTAAGGTGCTGTCTAATGAGCAAGGCAACAAACGAGTAATGATTTTTAAATCCGCATTCGGGGACATCTTCAAAAACTCGCTCTGGCGGGTCTTGACGGGGTGCTCTTTTGCCCATTTCTTAACAATCGGCACAGCGTTTTTATCATATCTGTTTGCAGCTGCAATACAACCATCTTCGCTTTCCAATACACATTCAGAACAACCGTCTTGGCTTTTGCACAATCTGTGTAGAGTTTTTACATATTTAACTGCGTCCATTAGTCTCACTCCTTACCAATCTGCGTTTATAACCACAAAATCGCCGTTTTCTATGGCGCAATCGACCAGCATCTTAATGCTTACCCAACCGAATACATCGTGTTCTCTTGCAAAAGTTACAAGGTCTTTTGCCTGTTCGGATGTGAGCGTCATATCTTTTCCATAAAAATCGCGTTCTGGCTCTTTCTCGCGGATTTCATAAGGCACATAATAGCCTATTTTTTCGAGATACTCTTTCCAGACACGCCCGCCTGAATACTCATAGTCTTGCATTGTGTCTTTGATTGGCTTGCCGCAGTGCGGGCATTTTCCAACATCGTAGCGGCTGACTGTAATATCAAATCCCATTGCGATTACTCCTTATCCAGCCCGCGGGCTACATACTGCCCATAGGTCAGGCCAAGGGCGGCGGCTTCGCGGACGCATTTCTCAATAGGTTTTATGGTTTTCTTAAGGCAGGGATGCGCGGCGGGTTTCTTGCTTTTTTTCAAAACACCGGCATCCCTGCGGCGCTGGTAGGACGCCTGCGCGCTTTTGATATTGCGCTTGCGGATGCAGGAATCGCAATAGCGCTTTGTGGGCTGGACATCCCACATGATTTTCCCGCAGGTCTTGCAGAATTTTGTTGTGGTCATAGCGGCTCCTTTGTTTGGGGTGCTTCAATGCCGATGCTTTGCAACGTTACCTGCGCCCAGAGGTCGGCAAGCTGGTCATTGCGGTACTCATTGTATTTATCAGCAACGGGGCCTGTCATTGCATTCTGAATCCGTTTCAGGGTGCGGGGAGAAAGACCGACCTGATAGCACGCCAGCAGACACAGATAGGTGGCGCGGGTGGCAATATCGTCGCGCTCCTTCATGACGGCCTCCTGCGCACGGCACTGGATGCCCTGAATTTTAGCTTCTGCATAGGCGTCTATGGCTTTTTGCATGGCCGGGGTGGGATGAAGTCTGGCTTTCATGTATTTCAACTCTTTCCTGTTTTGTACAATCCGTATTTTCTGACATCGCGGCGGATTTTAATTCCGCGCTCTGCATCTGCCGCGTCCGCTGCGGAATCTGCAAGCCGCTGTGCGCGGATTTTTTCAAACATGGCCGCATACTCGCCGTAGCGATTACAAGCGCTGTGGCAGTGTGCATGGCGGTCTGGGCAGTCTTTACAGGGGTTGTTCATCGTCCGACATCTCCTCGATAAAAATTTCGGTGCGGGGGTTTTCTTTGTCGTACATCACGCGACTGCCGTCCACGCTGGCGATGATGGTATAGTTATCATCTGCCAGTATATTTGCTTTGACAAGAATGTCGTGTATTGCCTCGATGTGGTTCGGCAGGTCGCATCGTCTGCGCGTCGGCATGTAGAACCGTGTCTCAACGCGGCAGGGCGTGTCTATCGGCTTTTTTGGCTTAGGTGTAAGATAATACACTGCTGCTCGTTCGTACTTGAGATAGGCCGCGCTCGGCATGACACGCGCTGTTTTACCCTTGTGGCAAACGGGGCATCGTGCGCCCATGTAGAAAATCTGCGGGCTGTTCTTCTTCGTCACCGGGGCAAGCGGTACTGTATACTTGTAAATTCTCCCCATGTGTAGCTCCTCTCCCATGCAACAACGTCCAGCCAGTCTGCCTGGCTCTGGCCGTTGGCGTCACGGCGTCCGCGATCACAGGCGATGCGGAACGACGCAACATTCTTGCCCGTCGTAGTCTGGCGAAGCTCCGGGTCACGCGCAAGGCGGCCCATGATTGCAACAACATTCAGCATATTTTCACCTCAACATGAAATTTTCTCTTGTGTGCGCTTCCCAAATAATACCTGTTTATAGCTCTCCGGAGCCGCGCTGCCAAGCTGTAACACGCCAGCAGCAAACCATTCCGGCAGCGGTATGCCGAGTTCTGTGTACCTGTCCCACGCAAGGCGCATAGACCAGTTATCGGCGACGTTGTATGCGCTGTATTTGACAGCAGCTTCCCGCACCTCGCTTACACTTGGCTTGAATCGGTGCGTTTTGGAAAGCTCCTGCACAGCTTTTAGCGCGGCATTGTAGGGAATGTCAGAAAGCGATGTCGCCCAAGCTTTTGCAGTTTCCTCGGCGTTCGTTTTGCTGCAAATGTTATCCCAATAGTTCATGGCCAGCGACAAGAGCGCCGCCGTCTGCTGATAAGTCATCTGCCATGCCTCCTTTCGCGATTTCGCGCAGCTTTTCTTGTGTGGTTTTCATCTGCTGCCGTTGTGCAGCGCCTTTCTGCTGGCTTCTGGCCTCTTTCTCGGCAAGATACGCCGCGCGGGTGGTAATGTTATTTTGCAGGCAGTCGCGCAAGATTGCCTGCGCATAGCCCCACGAACGCTTATTGTTGATAGCTGCCTGATTGATTGCCTCGCAAACAAGGTCAGGCTCTACCTGTTCCAGATAGCCCACAATGCTATCAAATGCGGCACGAGGAAGTGCGCCGATGTTCTGCTCGTAGCACTCGACACACTGCTGCAAGCTTTCCGGCGCGTGCGCGGTAGTCGTAGTAGTAGTAATAATATTTTGTTCTTTGTTCTTTGTTCTTTGTTCTTTGTATTGGCTTGTTTGGCTATCGTTCGCTTGCGAACGCTTGCGTTCGCTATCGTTCGCTATCGTTCGCTTTTTAGCGTTTTCTGAATTCTTCCTGCATTTTGCGTTGTACTGTTCTTGAGATACCTTGATATTACGGGTGATGAACCGATACGCAATCACTTCCTTGCCAGTGAGCGGCTCGGGCCGTTCTGCTCCTTCGCAATAAGCGCAAAGCGCATACATAAGCCGTCGAAACTCACCGTCCGAAAGGTCGGACGTATCTTCCATATACCCGGGATAGAAAGGGATATATTTCAATTCAGCCATATTCAGTTGTCCTTATCTTGATGACAGTGCATATAAATGTACTCGGAATGCGCTGTCATGTTCTGGTATAGCCAATCGTCGGCTTTCTCTTTACTCAAATGCTCGTGCATCACGCGCTTTTCATACACAAACTCGCCGTTAATTTTCTTTTCGGCTATGCGGTCTTTAATGTCCGCTTCTGTGTAGTTGGCTTCGACGAGATAGAGATTATAGCCTTTGGCTGTTATTCCGTTCAGATTGTTTGCGTCGGTTGCATAGAACAATCTTTCAACGGGAGGCTGCGGCAGCTCTATATGCCAGCAGCAATTTTGTACATCATGCTTTGTTTCCTGCGCCTTAATTCTGCACAGATTCTTGTAGTTGTACCAGCGTTCTGTTCGTATCACGTCAATCTGGCTCATTTTAACGCCAGAATTCACGAGGGCTGCACATAACCACACACAGCACGCAAAACGCAATGTGGGCCGCTCTCTGGCGAGCCTGCGAAGCGTGGCGGGGTTGAAGTGGTCGCCGTGAATATGTGTGAGCAACACGAGCTTCAGGCAATTGTAATCGTCCGTCAACCGAGAAAATGGAACGCCGCAATCAATCAATATTGAGTTTTGAATGAGAACGGCGTTCCCTTGGCTTCCGGTTGAAATAATCTTGCAGTCCATCTTACAGGCTGCTCAAGTCGATTTTCTTCGGCTCGGCGGCTGCGGTCTGGGCTTCAACGGCCTGTTCGGCTTGCGGCTGCTCAATCTGTGGTACAGGCTGTGTAACAGCTTCAAGGCGTACATCCTTTGCGGACGCGATGCGCTCTGCAATAAGCTGGCCGTCGTTGTCATGCGTGATGGTGTCATCATGCTCAAGTGCCGTTTGCATATCAACGCTCATAACGCCCCAGCGGGAAATAAGCTGACGAAGCATGGTTTTCTTTGCCATGTCATCAAAGTTCTTGTACCAGAACGAGGAATATCTCCACATTTCGCTCTGCGGAACTTTCCCGGCAAGCAAATCCTCATAGCCTTTGCGGCTGAATGACGGGCTGTAGGTGTCCGCGTGGGTCATCATCTTTTCCTTCGACCAGTAAATAACCTTGCGGAATCCGTTCAGGTACTCAAAGAATGCCATGTAACCGACTGTCGGCAGGGCATCGCGCACATCATCGTCCTCGATAAACTTAAACCGGGCTTTTCCGGTTTCGGGGTCTTTACCGCTGTACTCTCCCTGCTTGATAACCATAACATCAAGGTCTTTGTACTGGCCGCTGCGCAATGCAAGCTGGATATAGCCTTTATAGCCAAGCACAAACTGTGCTGTAACGGTCTGCTGGCGCTTGTTCTTGAACGGTACAAGGTAGTACTGCCCAAGCTGCGGGGAAGGGGAGAGTTTCAGGCTCTCACCCAGCAGCGCACCCGCCAAAATCGTTCCGGCGTCGCATTCCTGCAAGGCAGGATTCACAGCAACCGCGCTTGTAATGCTGGCGGTAAAGCTGCGCGCGCGGTCGGGGTCTCGCAGCGTGTTGTTGATTAAGTTTTGGTAGCTCTGCGTAGTGATCATTACGCTAAACTTCGGCTTCTGTGCCAACTGCTGATTAGATGTCGTCATAGCTCATACCCTCCTGTAAGATGAACTGTTTCAGTTTCTTCAACTGTTCGATGGTGCCGCGAACGGCAAACTTTACTTCATATACGGCAGGCTGTGTTTCCTCCGGCTCCTGCACGGCTGCTGGCTGTTCTTCCTCAGGTGCAGATACCTCTTCAACAGGCGGCGCGGCGTCCTGCGGCGCTTCTTCGATGGCCTGCTGTACCTTTTCTTCTGCCGCATGCTGCTGTTCCAGTGCAGCGCGGCGCTCGGCCTCTTGCTGCTTTTGCAGTTCGATTTGCTCATGCCGAGCGCGAACAGTACTCAATGCAAGCGCAACATTCAGCGATTTCTTATATTCAACCAGCAACTCGGCGGCGTCATCATGGCGGGAAAGCTCCTGCACCTCTTCGGCGATTTTAAGAACCGTCGATGTAAGCGCGGTCTTTGTGCCGTTCACGCTGGTAGAAAGCCCGATTTTAAGGTTCATCTGCTCAAAACGCAGCCACGGCAGATTATTTGCTTTGCAAAGCTCGTCAAAGTAGCTCTGTACGGCCTTGACCTTATCGGCCTTCAAGCCTGCTTCTACCTCATCAATGCGGCGCTTAAGCTCGGCATCTGCCTTCTTGTACGGGTCGGAGATGCAGTCCTTATAAACCGCTTCAAACTGGTTGTACGGCTCCATGATGGCTTCTTTAACGCGCTTTCGCTGTTCTTCCATCGATGCAAACTCTTTGCCCAGTTCCGTGCGGATTTTCTTTACATCTCCGCGAGTTTCTTCCGTGCAAACAAGCTGCATCGCGTTCTTCGTGCGGGTCTCTACATCGGCTTTCACAAGCTGAAGGTGCTCCTCGATAATGGGCAACTGCTTCAGCGTGATTACCTGTAATTTCGTTTCCATTTGTCAAACCTCCATGTATTCGAATCTGCGCATGCTCTGGCTCATCCCTGTTTCAGCGGAAATCGTAAGGTCTCGCATCTGCTGATATTTGATAAAGTCTGGCGTAGAGCGGTCATGTATAATCTGTTGCATGGCCTGAAAGTGTTTCTGGTATTTATCAGGGGCGTTGTCCTCAAATGCGGTTCTCATTCTCTCGCAAGTCATCTTTATCCCTCTGCTGCAACCGCAATCGGGATGCCGAGCGCGGTCAAAACTGTTTTCACGTCCAAATCATCGTAGCGGTAAATCGCGCCGTCGATGTCTACAATCTCGTCGCCCTCGTAGTACGGTACGCCGTCAGCGTCCGTTCCAATCGGTTCATCATCATAGGGCGGAAAGGGGTTGTCTTGATGGCCCCAAAAGCTAGTCATTTGTCGGCCTCCTGATTTTCTTCCTCATCAGAAAAATGCAGCTCCATCAAGTCGGCAATCGCAAGGTACTCTTTGGCGTATTTGCTGTCGCCGTGAGTTTTCTTGACGATCTCACGGAACTTCGCCAAATCACCATAAAAGCAACCACACTGTACGCGGAGAATTTTATCATTGCATCGGAAAAATGTGGTCGCGCGGAAACATCGACCAAAGCCTGTAACGACGGAAAAGTCTGCATCGCCGGAGACCTGCGCATTGCCGGAGACCCGCGCATTGTCGGAAACCTGCGCATTGCCGGAGACAAGCGCATCGCCGGAGACCCAGGCATTGCCGGAGACCCGCGCATTGCCGGAGACCCAGGCATTGCCGGAGACCCAGGCATTGTCGGAAACCTGCGCATCGCCGGAGACCTGCGCATTGCCGGAGACCCGCGCATTGTCGGAAACCTGCGCATTGCCGGAGACAAGCGCATCGCCGGAGACCCAGGCATTGCCGGAGACCCGCGCATTGCCGGAGACCCAGGCATTGCCATTGTTGGAGAGGTTTTCTTCTTTTTCAACAAAACCTCCCAGTTCGCCAGCGCTTACGTCGCCAAAAGAGACGAGAGCCTTAATACGGAACAGCTTCTTCCCGAAAACGTTCGTTACAAATTCGGAAATAAGTTCAAATTTCTTCATGGCGGGATGCCTCCTTAAAATACAGTCCGCACAGCAGATTCAGCGCCAGCAGGGCGGCGATGGTGGTGGGGATGTTGAGAGAACCGAGCGCAGCCAGCAGCAACACCAAATCTGCGGTGATTGCCAGCTTGACGGCAGCGCGGGTAAGTGATAGAATAAAGTTGTTCATTGAAATATCTCCTTGAACCTGCCCGGTGCGTTGCAGCGCACTGGGCATTTTTTATGCGCCGACAAATTTTTTTGCAGCATCGGCAATCGGCGCAAGTTCCTTGATGCTGTTGTACTTTTTGAGAAATGCCTGTAACTCCTTTTTGCACTGGTCAAGCAGGGCGGCGTACTTATCCTCTTGCTGTACAATGATGCTGATAGATTCGTAAGACGACCCCACCGTGCGGATGTTTACAAATGCGCGGGTAACCGGCTGTTCATCTACGACAATCGTCAAACTGTTGATAATGTGCCGTGCCTGTTGTTCCCTGTACTTTTCTGCTGCTTCGGTGTCGTTCCATTCAAACTCATCGTGCAGCGGTGCATCCTGCGGGCGCGAAGCATCCAAAAGCCGCTTGGCGGTAAGCCCGCCTGTTTGTTCAAGCTGTTCGCAAACCAGCCCTGCCTGTTGCGCATCCGCTTTTATGCAAGCAGCTCCTTTCCATTGATAAACCATTGAAAACCTCCTGTTTTTAGATTGGCAATACCTTGCCTGCCTTGCCTAGCCTAGCCGTCCAGACCTTACAATGCCTTACCATGCCTGCCGTGCCAAACCCCGACCCACCTGTCCTCAATAAACCTCGCCTCGCCTGCCGTGCCATGCCAGGCCATACATCGCCGAATCTTACCTTGCCGGGCCTGCCGTGCCATGCCCGACAATGCCGCAACTAGCCCCGGCCTGCCTCGCCTGCCAAACCGTGTCTAGCCTTGCGCGGGCTCGCCGTAGCAAAACGCACAATGCCTTAGCATGCCTGCCTTATTTACTGACACTCAACATGATACATGCCGTTCTGCCCGCCCTTTTCCGGTCGCCATTCACCGATGCCGCAGTTATAACCGCCAAGCGAAATCAGGTTGATAATATCTTCCAGAGCGTAAGCGCCAGCCTTGTTGTAGCTGATTGTCAAGTCCATGTACCATCTGTTAAACTGCCCGCGAAAACGGATGTCTGCCGTACCCATACCAACGCGCACCATATCTTCACGCATAATCGGAGCTTCATCGTACTTTACTTCTTCAAGCAGTTCTTCGCCCGTGCCCTTGATAAAGAAAGCGCCCTGCAAGGAAACCTTGTCTTTGCTCATGCCGCAGCGGTACGCGCTGCTGATGGCTGCCTGCTTGATTGCGGTAACCGGGAAGCCAAACTTTGCGCCGTTCTGGATTGCTTCTTCAAAAGCCGCTTCGGTAAAATCGGTGGGGTGGTCGGTCATCCAGTACATAGAACAGATAAAATCCTCGACAGGATTCTTGTTTTCTTTCTTGTTCAGCTTTTTGCCCATCTGTTTTTCAAGCATCATCCGCTTTGCCTTGTCGCTCCAGCGGTGCATGATAAGCGGGGTATCTCCTACAATGCGCAGGTTCACATCTACGATTTCGGGGCGCTTGATTTCAATGATTTCTTTCGTTGCCATAATAAATATTTCCTTTTTATAAAACCTGTTGCAGCAGGTCAGTTTATATAGTGAGTGCCTTTTTTAAAGAATCCAGCGCTTCACAAATGCACTCGTTCTTTGTCCTTATCGCTGGTTTTGCAATTTTGATAACATCTACCACCGGGTAATACGTTGCAAATTCGTCAAGCGTAATGCCCAGTGCGGCGCATGCTTTGCCAACCTCCGGCCAGCGCCAATCATTAGCGCCGTTGATGCGGTTTGACATCTGAGTTTGCGACAGCCCGCAAGCATTTGCAAGGCGCTGTTTGTTGTAACCCTTGCTTTTGATAAGAGCCGTAAAAGCAAGGTTTGTCATGTTCATCATCTCCTTGTAACACATATGTACTTTGCAAAAGCAATGACAATGCGGGCGGTCAGGCAGACCCAAAACAGAACCCAGTAGGTAGTACCCATATTGAGCTGCTGACCAATCATGTAAAGAAAAATGTAGATAAGCATCGGTTACTCCTTTCTTAATAGGTCGTCTACGGTGCAGCCGTAGAGCTTTGCGAGAGCGGGCAGCTTGCTTGCTTTGGGGTTGTTTACGCCAGTCTCCCAAAAGTAAACAGTTGCATCGGAAACACCCAGCGCTTCCATGACCTGCTTAACCGTAATCCCGGCCTTTTCTCGCAGTCTTTTGTACTGCGTGTACTGCTTCATCAAAACACCTCCTAAAATCTTAGTTTTATATCTTGACAACTAAGCTACAATTAGATATTATTGAATTGCGACAAACAATAATTTTCTAAAGACCGCTCTTTTGTGGCCTTTGCTTTGCTGTTGCCGTCAAGCTATAATCTAATTATAACTAATTATTTCTAATTTGCAATAGATTTCATTAGATTTTATTAGATTTAGCAAAATGCACAATAAGGTGGTGCTTTTTTTGAGCGTCAATAAACACGTTATCCAAAACATAAACAGCTTTCTTGAAGAATGCGGGAAAACAGGGGCTGATATGTCTCGTGATTTAGGGTTGTCAAATGCCACTTATAGTAATTGGAATCTATACAAGACAAACGTATCGAAAAAGTATTTTCCTTTAATTGCGGATTGGCTCTCAAAGCAACTCTCTAGAAAAATTTTTGTGTCAGATTTAACGGCGGTAAGTAGTACAGACCAACAAAAAAAGCCCACCGCAATAGGCGGTGGGCTAAAACTCGATTCCTATGAAGACATCGATCAGTGGCTTGACACTTTAGATGGCAAAGGTCTTGATATGGTAATTGCGATGGCAGCAGCAAAGAAGGTGAAAGTCAATGAAGATAAATCCTGATTGCGTCCGAGATGTTATGCTCGGTCTTGAAGAACAGCTCGGTTTGTTCCTGAATGATAAATGCAGTATGGAGTTTGAATGTTCCAGCCCTGATAAGCTGAAAAAATCATCTTTTATGAGGGGCAAAGGCTATTCCAGGGAAGATATATTTTATTCTTGCTTGCAGGCTGCTGAAAATGGCTATATCGTGGCAGAATATCGAATAGACAAAGAACTCAGAACGATAGAGTTTTTTTATATTATGTATATCACGCCCAAAGGTCACGACTTTATTGCATCAGTTTCTAACCAGCAAACGTGGCAGGAAAAAATAAAGCCCACCTTATCAGCGGTGGGCAATGTGTCTCTTACTGTGATTGAAACGATTGCAAAGGGTGCGGTAACTGCATTTATTGAGCATCATCAATCCGGCTCTTAAAGGCATTGTGCGGGCGGAACGCCGTGTTTCCCTGTGCTGCAATTACACTGGCCGCAATAGCTCTGTCCAGCTCTAACGGAAGATTTTGTGCATCGTAAAAGTTCATGCCGGAGACTTCAATCAGTTTCAGCATTTTTTCGATGACTTCATCCTTTTTCTGCCTGTACTCGCTATCGTCGCACTTGTTGTAGACATCAATTCTATCCCGCATTGCTTGTCTCCTTTATAACCTCATTACAAATTGCAATAGCATCTTTTAGCGGTATTTCTCGCAAAAGCTGCTTTGCCTGCTCTCTTAAACTAAGTATCGTACTTTTTTGCGTGATTGTCAACGGTTCTTTTCTCATTTTGATTCCCCCAAAATTAAATAAGGTTGTGATATCGTGGGCTTTTTTGACTTTTTGAAACCGAAACAAAAAGTAAATGTTTCCATAACAACACATGAGCCGACTAAAGATGAAATTGCAAAGCAGTACGCTGGTTACTGCAAAGCACAAGCAGAAAAGCGGCACGCAGAACAGGAAGATCGTGCAAATGAGTATTTCTTGGAGCTTTCCGCCGATGACATTGCAGACAAAAATGGCCTAAAGCCAACAGAAATTTTAATGCTTTCTTATTTAGAGAAATATTCCAGCGGAAAGCCTGTTGCAAAGTTCTGGCATTATGATTATGGCGTTGATGACGTTTGGCCAATTATTAAAAAGCTAGAAACAATGGGTTTCGCCGAAAACGGGAAATTAACCGAAAAGGGAAAAGAAGAAATAAAAAATAACGAATATGTTTATTTTTGGCACAGAAAAGCTTACGCTCGTGCTGCTTTTTCCTTGCCAGAGTTTTGCCGCACCGTAAACGCTCGAAGAGACATCCCGTATCGGGATTTAGTATGGGGAAAATACAATAAACTATATATGGAAGCAATTTCGTCTCCCAAAAAATGTCGTGATTTACGATATTCAATGTATGAGTTTTTGGTAGACGAAAAGAAGTTTGAAACGGCTTTTTCCATGCTGCTTGAAATACCTTTTTATGATATGAACTCCCAATATCCTTTTATAGCTCCCGGCATTATGCAGGAACTAAAGAAAGCCCAAAAAAAAGCCGGCTTTACTGAAGATAAAATTTTTGATATGGCAAAAGGAAGATACGGCAGGATGCTTGTTGAAAGCCAAACTGTTCCTGCGATAGATGCCGCTGGTATTGTAACATCTTACATTTTTGGAAAAGATGGTCTCGCTCAAAGAGTTTTGAAATCTTACAACATTGATTGCACCCGGCTGTTTTCCAGCAACCATTGATTGTATTTTACACAACATCTAGTTGTATTTCAACATTTTCACAAAAATACTTGTTTGTCAAGTCTTTATAATCCGCTTTTTCGGTCTTTTGCGCCGCCCGTGTCTTGGTGGAACATCCAAATCAGGCAGTTTCTTCATGGTCTGCTTCCCTCCTTGCACGGTCTTGCAGCACAGCACGGTACAGGGCTTCAATGGTTTCCGCATTACGGTTTTGGTAATTCTTTAGACGTTCCACGTTATTCATTGTTGATTCCTCCTGTGTTTTCTGACTATAGTAAGAATCTTAACATGTTTTTTATACCATAGCTTCCATTTATTCCCATAGCATTTTTTGAAGAAATATTTCTTTATATTTTCTTGATTGCTACGGTATGAAAATTTTACCGCATTTGAAGTGCAAAACATGTAAAAAATTGAGGGTGATAAAATGGAAAGTAGAGCTGATTTCCGAGAACGTGAAGGACTTATTCTTTCGCAGTGCCGGTTGGAATCCGGGCTTTCGCAAGAATATGTAGCCAGGCAGATGGATGTGAACATCCGCACGGTGCGCAACTGGGAAGAAGGGCTTTCCCCTATCCGAAGCGATGACCTGTTAATGTGGTTCACCGTCTGCAAACAATCCCCATGGCGCTGGCTGCAGCGCATCTGGATGCCGTCTGCATTCAGCGATACCGATACTCCAAACTGGACGGACGAGCAGGTAGACAATGCACTTTCTGATTATATCGCCCAGATGCCGAGCCTGTACAAGCGAAGGCTGCTCTACATCCTTTGTGGGGCGCACGGGAGCGATTGGGCGGGCCAAATAGATTTGCTGTGTGCTAACGCGCATACGTCCATGCAAAGCCGTGTACGCGTCTGCCAGGCCGTAATACAGAACTACCGGATAGATACCGTAACTGGAGATGACCCATGCCCGAAAAGCATCAAGCCGGACTTTGACCGCCTGCAAATATGCCTGCAAGCCGGAGAAGCTGCCGTTTTGGCAGGAAACGGTGAATATAACGCAAGGGAAAAATAAAAAATCCCCTGCCGGTGTTCGTACCACCGACAAGGGCAAAGAGCCGTCAACACAAAAAGTTGACGGCATTATTATAACACACAAAAAAAGGAGCCGCAATATGAAAAGGACAAATACCGCAAAATGGATTGAAAGCGCCTGGCGTTGGCAAATCAACGTGCAGAAGGACGGAGTGCGCAAAACGTTTACCAGCGCCAAGCCGGGCCGCACAGGCCAGAGGGAAGCTAACAAAAAAGCAGATGAATGGCTTGACATAGGCGTAAAGACGGAACGGATTAAGGTTTCTGACGCATGGGAACAGTTGTTACAGCAGAAAAAACTTGTGTCTGATGCAGAATACAAAAACATGGCATCGTTCGGACGCTCCCATTTGCTGCCAGCCATCGGGATCAAGTCAGTAAAAGCCGTTACGGAACAGGATTTCCAAAAAATTATAGATTATGCGTTTCGCCATCCACAGGGGAACAGCAAAGAGCCCTTATCCAAAAAGACATTACAAAACTATGCAAGCTACTGCAAGCAGTTTGCGAATTTTTGCCGAAAATCGAAATGGACAACGCTTGAGCTTGAGGAGCTACAGATTCCGGCAGCGTCTAGAAAAAAAGGGAAGAACGTGCTGACAGTTGAAGCGCTGAACACGCTGTTAAAAGTAGATACGACCATAATGCGCGGAAAATCTGTGCATGATGAATACATAAATTATTATAGGTTTCAGGTGCTAACAGGCATGCGCCCCGGCGAAATGCGGGGGCTGCGATGGGAAGACGTTGACGGGAATCTGTGCAGACTGAAGCAGGCAATCAATGCGCACGGTCAAATCACGCAGGGAAAAAACGAAAACGCATTGCGCACGGTAGTGCTATCCAGACGCGCAGTGGACGTGCTGGAAGCTCAGAAAGCCGTGACTGGAAAGCAGGAGTACATCTTCCCCATGGCATCCATGCACACCTACTACCACCGCTGGCAGCGCTATCAGCGCTCTAATGACATGCCGGAGCTGAGTCTTTACGAACTGCGCCACACGTTTGTGAGTATCGCAAAGGAGTTGCCGACTGGCGAATTAAAGCAGCTAGTCGGGCATAGCGAGGATATGGACACCTACGGCACATACTCCCACTACATCGCTGGAGATGACGAACGGACAGCCCAAAACCTACAAGAAATCTTTGATAGATTGGTGGACTAAAAAGTACACACTAAAAGTACACACTTTTTTTCTTAAATGTATGAAATAATAGAAAAAGTATGTGATAAAACAAAATAATATAGCAATATACCGCTATATTTTTAATCACTAAAAGCATTGTGTATAGTTCGAGTCCTGTCACCTCGACCACAACAAATGCCGTAGATTCGTTTAAATCTACGGCATTTTCCTTTTCAAGTACACGTTTTAGTACACACTTACCTATTTTCTCTGCAAACTGTGTACCAAATCATTATACACATCCGGCCTCACTTCTTTCAGCGCATCCATAAACTCATCCAGCACACGCCACACTCGCCCGGTATCGGTCTTTTTTACAATTTCCAAAAATTCACTCATCCTGTAAACGCTCCAATTTCCGCATTACGCCATTATAAACTTTAGGGTTCGCCACATATAAAGCCGACATAAGCTCATCCAGCACGCTCATCGCATCCGTAAGGTTTACATTTGACACAGCCCGTAAAAAGTCACTGCTGCCAATAGCACCCCTTGTAGACGGCTCTGCCGCTTCGTAGTAGCGCACAGGCTCTCGCAGTTCTGCTTTCTGCGGAGAATGGGACGCATCTGCAAGACGCTGATTTTTCACAACATAAAGCGCAGCCAAATTTTTAACTCTGGTCATGGTGAGTTCGCTGTTTTCGATTTCGGCTATAGCGCCGTCAATCTCTCGCACGTCAACCATAGCCCTTACACCTCACTTTAACCGTTTCGCATCGTGTCAATGCAGCGCTGGATGACTTCCCTGTCTTTGCTGTCAGCCCCGCGCATAATATCTTCCATGCGGGAAATCAGAGAATCGCGCCCATCGTCCATGCTGTAGTGCCCGCGCACATAATGCGAACCGCGCCGCGCATAGCTGCTGCCGCGTCCATAATTGCCGCGCATGTTGGCGCTCCAATCACCATCGCGGCTGTAATCTTCATCGCGGCTGTAACCGTCATCTTCCAGCATGACAATTTTGTCGATGTTTTTGATAGTGTCAGTCAGCTTGTGAACAGTTTCCAAGTCACCGGCAGACATTTCACCCTTCTTTCCGATTTCGTCCAGTTCTGCGCACAGCATGTCTTTCAAGTCATACAAAACTCTTTTACTCATGGTTTACTCCTTTCAGCTCACTCTCTCGACCACAAAGTTTGCGTTTGCAAACAAAACGGTTTGTGTGCTTGTATTTTCGGCGGCAACGGTCAGGCAGCAGCCGCGCGGAACTTCGACAAAAGCCGTGACGTAAATATTAAAATAGTTTTCTACTGCTGCCGGTGTCACGATTGCAGTCGCACTGTTCAGCGGTTCACCGTTGATGGCAAGCACAGCCGTAATAGCTCCCACTGTGCCGCCGGTAGGGATAGCAATGTTTGCACCAAATCCCACTTTGAAACGGGCTTTGCACTGGTTTGTAATGCCGCGCAGCGTAACAATACCGGCGCCCTCTCTGTGTACGACACAGCCCTTACCCGCTACTGCCGTTTCCGTCAGAGGCACGTTCTGGCCTGCTGCTACGCTCACGGTATTGGCGTTTGTAAATTCAGCCATAAAATCATTCCTTTCAAAAAAAGATAGTGGCGGGACGATTGCCCCGCCACATTTTGCACTATCGGCACGGGGCCGAACATGTCAGATGTTCCGACAAGTTGCCGTATTCATTTTTAGCATCCGCAGCCGTTGCAGGTGCCGCAATTCCCATACTGATACGGAGCAGGGACGGGGAAAGCCGGAACAGGGCGGGGGTTGTAGTAAGCAAGCTGCCCGCTCATATAGGCTTTCAGCGTTTCATTCTGCGCAGCCTGACTTGCGGCAAGCTGTGCGGCAAAAAGCTGCTGGTTCTGCTCGGCAATCTTGGCATCTTTAGCCTCAATGCGCTGCGCCGTCAGTGCGTCAAGCACAGCGCGGGCGTTCGCGTTCTGGTTCTCGATGATGTCCCGCGTGCCGTTCTGGATAGTCTGGCGCGTGTCGCAAGCCTGCGTAGCAAGGTTGTAGTTTACGCCCTGAATCGCTTCGCGGGTCTCGCAGCAGCAATTAGCCTGCTGCATCTGTATGGCGTTGAGCTGCTGCATAAATGCCGCCTGCTGGGTTGCGCGGCTGATTTCAGCCGACATAAAGCCCTGCTGCATAGCGTTCTGCACACCGTTGACAAGCTGTGCCTGAGCATAGAAGCCATCGCACAGGCCGTTGTTCACGACGTCGATTTTGCGCTCAACGTTGGCAAAATCACTGGTGAGGATGTATCCATCAACTGCGCCGGTGCTGCCGTTGCCGCCAAAGCCGTTGTTGCCCCAGTTGCCGCCCCAGCCGCAGAAAACGAAGAGGAAGAGAATAATAATCCACCACGCACCATCGCCGCCAAAGCCCCAGCCGTTGCCATTGCCCGCATTCGCGGGCTGAACAGGCATTGTCATAACAGTGCCGTCCGAAGAAAGACTCATGTTTAACTCCTTTCAAAAGTTGAATGTATTGTTCACCGTGCGCACGGTTTGAACCTATTTTAAAAAGCTCTGAAACTGCTGCGCCATCGCTTGCAGCTGGTCTAGCTGCTGCTGGCTCATTTTGCCAGATTGCAGAAGCTTTTGAACTTCTTGCTTCGGGTCGCCTTGGAAATTCTGTCGGAACTGCTGAAACTGCTGCATCATTTGCTGGAATTGTCCCATTGCGCCCGGCATTTTGCCCCCGCCAAGAGCGTTAAACAGAGGGTTGCTCATTGTCTGCCTCCTTTTTCTTGCGCGTCAAAGGTTTATCTGCCGCCAGCGCGTCAAAGCGGGCTGTCAACGCGTTGAACTCTTGCCGTGTGACATATTCTTCTTTCGGTTTTTGCGCTGTCTGTGCGGGCTGTTTCTGGCTTGCCGTGCGTTCCGAGTAGTCAAAAACGCGCAATGGCTGCGGCATACCGCTGGCGTCGGTGGCCTTAATGTAAAATGTACTGTTTTCGCTGTCCATCAGCAGCACACTATTCCCCGCCGCCACCATATACGCTTTGGCGCCCTCTTCGCCCTGCACCCAGATAATAGGCGAACTTTGCTGCGCGGGCTGTTGCTGCGGATACGCTGCCTGTCGGAGCTGTGCGAGCTGATCGGGCATGGCCGACGGCATCTGCTGCCCCATTGGATAATAGTTCGGCATATAGCCGGGCTGATACGGTACGCCAAACGCCATAGTCAATCATCCTTTCTGCCAGTAGTACAGCGGCACTTCATCTCCGCTGTCCCATGTATCCAACCAATCCCCATTTTGCACGCACACAACATGCGTAGCCATTGCCAAAATATACGTGCCGTCCGAGTGGTCTTTTGCAAACTGCGCCACTGTGTAACAATCCGGGCAGCTGTTCGGCAACGCGTAGCGCTTCCACCCACATCGCCGCAGATAACTGCCCCAGACATAGTTTGCAGACGGCATATCATGCAGTTCAAATCCTGCCAACACAAGCGCCGCATATACAGTCGCCCACTCTTGATGCGTTGCGGCTGCAATGGCTCTGACGGTACAATCGCCGACGCGCTTTTGTTCCGGGTTTAGGTTGATTTGCTTGTATGCCATCCGAACCGCTCCTTTTATCTAAATTGTACAAAAAAAGACGGCACAACGTAGGCCAGTAAAGTGCCAACATTGTGCCGTCTTTGGGACAAAATAAAAAAGGCGCGGCCACAAAAGCAGCCGCGCCCTTTAAATCAGCCTATTTTGTTTTTGATGCTGTGTACGCGCCGTTTTACCGTGCGCTCGCTACAATTCAGTTCTGCCGCAATATCAGCATTGCGCCAGCCGCGCCGCCGAAGCTGCAAAACATCCGTTTCTTCATCGGTCAGCAAACCGCCGACAAAATCAAACTTTGGCATGATTACTCATCCTTCTTGTTCTTGCTTTCGGTCTGTGTGCCAAAATAAAAGGCCACGACCATTGTAACAATGGTCATGACCGTGTCAGGCTGTAATTTCTCCCGCAGCGCCAAAGCCGCAAACACTGCAACGACAACCAGCGTCACAATGGTTTTTACCTTGAAAAGCGCGGCAATGTTTTTCAAAAAATCGCCCATTTATATGCACTCCCTTTCAGCCAATCAGATGATTTTGCAAAGCTTCCTTTGCTTTTTGCATCTGGTCAATGTTGTTTCCATCCAGATTGTGGTCAAGCAGGGCAAGCAACGCCTGCATGGTCACATGCTGCCCCTCGTCCATGCGGTCAAGCCGCAATTTGTCTTTTTTCAAGAATCCCTCCATGGCGTTCACCCGCTCTTCAAGCTTGGTAATGCGTTTGTCCTGGTCGGTCTTCGGCTTTTTTACTGCGGTGATTACTTTGCTGATGGCAACACCACCGGCATACAGCCCGGCAGCAGCGCCCGCCGCGTAAATCAAAAACGCCCAGGCCTCCGCAAGTGTAAACGAAAATACATGCTGCATTGGCATCACACCTCCGCCCATTCAGATTTGTACAGCCCGGCATCGGTCAGGCCGCGGCTCTGGCACACGGCAAAGACGGCGTCTGCGTCCCCCTGCGATACCGGCCCTACCGTGATGACCTGCAGCTTGTTTGCAGGCTTGTCCGCTGCGGGCAGGGCCTTGACCAGATGGTTCAAATCAACCGCGCCAGTGATACCTGCCACGCCGCCCTTTGCGGTCTGGCTGTATTGGTGGATGTGGCGCGGCAGCGTTTTGTCGTAGTTTGTGCGCGTGTCGGCCAGCCAGCCAATGTAGTCCTTGCACAGGCCCTCGTAGTCGATGTTTGCCGTGGCAAACGACGTAAACGTGTAGACGCCCGGCTGGTAGCCCAGCGCCGCCGCACGTACACAGAACGCTCGGGCGCAGGCCGTGCGCTGCGCCTTGGTCAGGTTGTCCGCACGGCCATCGTGGACGCCGGTCTTGGTTGTGTGTCCCCATTCGCTGTCGAAGAACAAGGGATAGCCTGTCGGGGCCAGGCTGGCGCAGAAATCCGCTTCGGCGCGGGCCTCGTCCTCGGTGATGGCCTGGCTAAAGAAGTAGAATCCCAGCAGCTTGTTGTTGGCCTTGGCTCCGGCCAGGTTGGCGTCGTATTGCTCGTCCTTCATCAGTGCGCCGGTGCCATAACCACGGTAGCCGATGCGCACCAGGGCACGGTAGGGAACCTTTGCCCAGTCGATAGCGCCCTGATGGTGAGACACATCAATCAGCACTTCCTCGCCGCTGGGCTGCACAGGCTGGTCACCGTATGTGCCCGCCTTGTTGGGTATGCCTGCATACGCAGTCGGGTCAAGGCCCTTGCTCGTGGCAGTGGCTCGCACTTCAAAGTGGCAGTGCGTCCATGTGCCTGCGGCGTTGCCGGTCTGCCCGACAACCGCCAGCACATCGCCAGTCTTTACTTTCTGCCCTACGCTTGCAAGCAACTTGGAGCAGTGGCAAAAATACAGGTAATTCACTGCATCCGGGGTCTGGTTTGCGTCCAGCTTCACACAGACATAATAGCCCCATTCCCATGTCTTGTTGCTCTTGTTCGTCACGATACGGGCTGTAACAACGGTTCCTGCAATGCTCTTGCCGTTGTAGCCGGGCATACGGATTTTGTCGTCATCCATACCGCAAACATCAATGCCGCCGTGCCAGGTCTTTCCTCCGCCGCGCGTGTAACCGTAGCAGCTGTACGGGTACTTCACAAGATTTCTTCCGCTAAAAATCATGGTATCACTTCCTATCATTCGTCGGTGGTATTTTCAGCGCCGTTAACCTCCGGCACATCCGGCGTCTCCGTAACATCGTCTGCGCTCTTTCTCGCATCCACCGCATCATAATACGCCTGCGCAAGCACCTCCACCTCTGCAATGTCATCTTCTGTCAGCAGGCCATTGTCGTAGTGCGTGTACGCTTTATCGAGCCAAAACGCAACATCGCGTCCTGCTGCAATCTCTCGCTTGATGCTGCGCAGCG